ATTTAAAAAAAAAAGTAACGACCAATAAAGTATCTAATGGTGAGTATGAGCTTACTACAGAGGATGGCGTAAGGTACAAAGCATCAAAGACTGAAGCAGGCGAATGGAAAGTATACATCTCTAAGGTGGAAGACCCTGATTATTATGACGATCATAACTGGGAATGGGATGTTACTCTACCTACCTTAAAAGAAGCTACCGCTTATGTGCAGGAAAAAGATTCTGAAAGAGAACCTATAGGCACATTACCTGAGTACCAGGAATTAGTTGAAACCCTAGAAGAGACAGAAGATGTTTTATACCATGTGACTCTTACAGAAAATGTAGAGGCCCTTAAAGAAGAGGGTATACTTCCATTTGGTGGCAAGAAGATGCTGTCTAATTGGGTTACACGAGAAGGCGGTAAGCGACTTGGTACTCCTGGAAATATCTATGCATTTAATAACTTAAAAGATGCAACAAGATGGGGCTCTCATATGGAGTGGGAGTTTTACGAGGCTCATGAAACAGGGAAAATTTCTATTGTTTCGTTTGCTGATGATGGTTCTTGGGATATCGACGAGGGAGGATCGCCTTTAGATAGGCTTGGTTATGAAGGAGATTGGATCACAAAATCTAGCCCTATCAAAGCAGAAAGTATTATGGGGTCAGATGTATTTGTGTTTGCCAAAGACCCAAATGATTACAATTTTGATACTGATGCTCTTGAATCCGAACAACAAGAATTAGTTGAAACCCTAGAAGAAACAGAAGAACAATCTGTAGATGAAAGGGCTGATCTTATTGGTCAAGTAAAAGAAGACTACATCGTACTTAGGGATTTAGTAGAGTCTGAAGAAACTGATGTTGTAGCAGAGATACTCAATAACACCCCGGCTAAAGGGGGCATGTCGCTCTCTGATCTAAGGGAGCTAGCTAAAGCAATAGCGTCTCAGGAAGGTTCCTTCCAATTCAAATCACACAAAACCAAGAAAGAATTTGCTGCTCAGATACTTGAGTGGGCAACTGAAGAAGCTGTTGCTGAAGATATACCATCCATTGAGGATGAGTCTGACTTTATTGTTACGGATGAATTTGGTTGGAGCGATATAAAAGAGTCAAGATCAAAGAGACCTGTTACTCCAATTAGTAATAGAATATATTCAATATATTTTTCTAATAAACATAAGAAAGATGATGGTTTTAAATATGATAAATCTCATAGGTTAAGAACTTACACCAGAAAAAAGGGCGGAATTTCCTGGATCGTTTATGAGTATGGTATAGCTAGTTGGGACAAGGGGGATCAACCCCAGTGGCGTAAGAAATATAAAACTAAATTGCCAACTCTTGAAGATGTTAAACTAAATTTTCCTGACTCATTTCCTGATGAAAATATGCCAAGCATTGTCAGAAATTTAAGCATAGAATCAGGCGGAAGAATAACAATAACACCTACTATTTTACCACCAGTAGCTGGACAAGATTTCCAACCGCCTAACCTCAGAGTAGTTGAAGAGGGTAAGCCTGTTCCAAATATTAGAGCACCTAAAAAAATAACCACAGAGTGGCCGGAATGGGAGAAAATATGGATATCAAAAAAAGGTTTAGCAAAAGAGTCACGAATTAAAGGATTTGATTCTCCACTACAGGCAAGCAATGCTTTGCTGTCTCAGATGAATAATATCTGGGGCAAGAAGGCAACAAGACGCATGATGGAGACAGGGTTTATTAAAATATTAACCCTTGCTAAAGTTAGAAATCTTTCAAATAGATACAAGAAAATCTCAACAGAAACTAATGCCTTTGTAGATGAGACTGATGCAAAGATAATCTTTATCTCTGATAACATTGCCAATAATACCAACGATGCTAGAGGTCTTATCTTGCATGAGATAGGTGTGCACTATGGCAAGCGTATATTCTCTGGCAGAGAGTTCGATCAAATCCTTGACCAGTTATACAAACTAAACAGGGACGGAGATGAGGTAGTACAGGAAGCTGTTAACCAGGTTATCTTAAACTATACCAAGAATAGAAAGTATCCTCCTGTTATAGGCCCTCCTGCTGTAAAGAAATCAGATGGTAAATATGTAAGGCATCAGAAAAACAGCGCCTTATGGGAAGAGGTTCTTGCTCATGTAATACAGTTCAAGGCAGCAGATATCAAGCCAACTCTTTGGGATAGGATTACCAAGGCATTTGTTAATTTCTTCAAGAAGATTACTAAACCTTTTGATACTAATGCGGAACCTGAAGTAGACGTAAATGATATAACAAGTCTTATTCAGTATGCTGTGGGTAAGGTTCCTTCTGAAGCATTAAGAGACCCGGACAATGATAAGCTACGCCAAAGGTATTCAAGCAAAAAGAAATATGAATTCCTAAAAGATTCTTTAGTAAAGGATAAAGTATGGCATGCAAGTCCTTTTACTTGGACTACTCCAGTTCTTGAGAAGACTGAGATTGGTTTGCAAGTGGGAACGTTAGAAGCTGCGGCTGTAGCAGCAGTAAAATCAGGAGCAGAAGAGGCTGTTCCATATGCTGGGCATATAAAAATAAAAAATCCTTTAGAGTTACCTGATATTGGAAAGTGGAATATCCCTGTTGCTTGGAGAAATGCTATATCAGATCAAGTCCTATTATCTCATGATGGTTTAGATGGTCCTCTTGGGGAGAAGATATCAAATATAGTAAGGGATTGGACTGATACAAAGAAAGTGCTCAAAGTTTACGGCAAAGAGCAAGAGGCAGGAAGAACTACTTTCGCTAGTGAAATTAGAAAGGCTATATTAGATGCTGGGTACGACTCTATTGAGTATACCAATATGTATGAAGATGTGTTTTCTACAGGATATATCCTTCTTAAAGATGGTCAATTTAAGAATGCTACTTCGCTTGGGTTTAGAGAAGGACAGCCTGCAATCTCTGAAAGCAGAGGCAGACGCATAACCAAGGAAGTGGTAGAGAATACTCAGTGGGCTGAGAAAGGTAGAAGCTCTCTCTTGTCTGGATTCAAGATGATCCAGAAATACATCGAACCTAAGATGACCCTTGAAGGGTATAGACTTCTTGAAAAGCAAGCCATGCTTATGAAGGGTAAGAGAGAAGAGGCTCACAACTTTGGCAGGATTCTGCATGATGTACTAGCTAACGTTAAAGGAAAGAAAGAGAAAGCTGCTCTAACCAAATTCTTTGAGACCAGAGGAGCAAGTCCTGATGCGCTTCCGAATAGGAAGATTGAGTACGCTCCGTTCGAATCCGTGTTACGCGGCACTAAACCTGGGCCTAAAAATCAATCCAAGATGACTATAAGAGAGGCCGCAGTAAAGGCTAAAGATCAAATCGAAAGGCTTGGTCAGGATGCTGTAGATGTTGGCGTCTTAAAGGAAGAGCAATACGAGGAACTGAAAGGGCAGTACTTGCCTAGGGTTTACTTAAAGTACGTTCAGAGCGGACAGGATAGGTTAGGCACAGGGTACATGGCAGGAAGCATGGGTTATACCAGAGCCAGAAAAGATGAGGAATCATTTATTGAGGACCTGGTATCAGGCAGAATAAAAGACCCTGCTTATCTTGCTTCAAGATATATCTCTATGGTGGGCAGTGACTTGGCTACAATCAACTACCTAAACTACATAGCAAGTGATCCAGCTAATGTTGGTTGGGTTCTTCCTAACCAGGTAGTAGAGATAGATGGTGTATCAGGTACGACAGTATACTTTAAGAATCTTTCTGGTGAGATACGGCAGAGAGCTGCCATACTTAGAGAGGAAGGTCAGATTGATGATGCTAAAAAGCAGGAAGCATTTGCCAATAAGATTGACAAGGTAATTGCCAAGTATCCTGAGATAAAGAATGCTGACACAAGGAAGTATAAGCGTATTCCTAAGTCTGTTCGTTACGGCGGGATGCAAGGTTTGTGGGTAGATAAGATTATTTGGGATGATCTAACTCAGCAGGGAGCAATCTCATCTCAGAATGAAGTATTGAATTCAATATTGCATTTATTCACCAAAATCCAAAAAGCATTTAAATATACACACGTTCCAATGCAGGTTCCTGCTCAGGCAAGAAATGCTATATCTAATACTATCTTCTTAAATTCTTCTGGAGTTCCTATCTGGAGAATACCAAGTGTTCTTAATGATGCGATGGATAACATTGTTAATAACGGAAAGTACATGCAGATAGCAAGGAAGTATGGTATTGAACAAACTACTTTTGCATCTGAGGAACTTGGCAGAATAGACAAGGAGTTTGCTAAAGCAACTAAAGATATTGCTGGGATGCAGACGTGGTCAAAGCTAAAAATCTTTATGGATAATGCAAACGTATTTGGTAGGTTATATCAAAAGACGGAAGTGTTGTTTAAGGTTGCTAAGATTATAGACCTTATGGAGAACAACGGATACAATGAAGTAGACGCTGCTATGGAAGCAAACGAGGCGTTGCTAGACTACAGTAACGTGTCTCCATTAATAAGAACCTTACGTTCTATGCCTCTCGGCTCTCCTTTCATTACGTTTAATGCTAAAGCTTTAACTCAAATGATTAGGAATGTTAAGAAGCATCCTATTGCTACAGGAAAATACTTAGCGCTTCCATTTGTTATGGCAGAAGTATTAATGTCTCAGTTTGATGAGCTTGATGAAGAAGATGTTGAAGCATTAAAGGCATTCCTGCCAGAGTATGCAGAAAATAATGGGAATGTTTTCTTCTTGCCATACAAAGATGAGAATGGGAACTGGGTAGCGTTTGACATGAGTTACTTCTTGCCTTGGGGCGCTCACTTCTCTGTCGCAAGAGACTTGGCAAATCTAGAAGTAGGAGAGGCGGTAAAAACTATTGGTATATTGGGGGGTCCTGTTCAAGGGCTTATAAGCGGAGTTCAGAATGTCGACCCATTTACTGGACAGCCTGTATGGAATGAGAATGATACACCACATCAGCAGGCCCAGGATATTATGATGTTTATGGCATCGTATATGATACCGCCTATGCTTATGCCAAGAAATAAAGCTGGGGATATTGCGGCGGGAGGTGGGCCTCTGTGGAAAACTATGTATGCTTATGATATTATTGCAGGCAATACAGGTAAGGATGGTCTGCCAAAGTATGGCGAGATGGATGCATGGTTGTCTTGGTTTGGTATAAATACCATTAAGGTAGGGCCGTATGAAATGCAGACTAAAGCATACTGGACCGAAAGAGAATTGACTGACATTATCAAAAGAGCAGAGAAAGTTATGTCTGATCCAAATCTAACAGAAGAAAAAAGGCAAAAGTTATATGATGAGTACAATAGATTTGCCACGCAAAAATATTTGGAGATAATGGAATGGGCAGAAAAAGCTCAGGCTCTGCAATAGATTATGTTGAGGTTGAATGGCAGGATATAATCTCTACTGCCGGATGGGAGAGATATGAGGATACTAAGTTACCAACCTTCTGGTCATATGGTTATTTAATTAATAATAATGATAAAGAAGTTCGTATAGCAACTACTAAAGATGAGAAGGGAGAGTGGTTTGGTTTTACTGTTATACCTCCTGGATGTGTAAAAAAAATATCCCCCCTAATTAAAGGGGGGGATCAGGATTCAATTAAAAAGAAAAACTATAAACCCAGCTAGCACTATATAGGCTACGTAAAAAAGTATTATCTTAAATACGTCACCCAACATATCTATTGTTCCATTTGTTTATAGCAATATTTAGTTCTTCTATATTATCAATTGGAAAAGAAAATGTAACTAAGCACTCTGGGCATCCTAATAGGATGTCTGCTATTACTGCTTCTTCCCCGCAGAATGGGCACGGTTTTAATTGCTCTTCCATTATGTGTAATCCCTCAGTAGTTTGCGTTGAGTTACAGCGTGAATATCATCATAATATCCCTCCCCATCTAGTCCGTTTAAATTAACAACTCCCCTCCACCAAGTATATTCAGTATCTCTACACCAGCTCTCTGAGTAGTGTGGATGTGAAAAGCATCCTGCGCTTAGCCCGAATATCTTTTGACCGTCTGGTCGTGTTTGTTCTGCATGATTATACAAGTGAGAATGTCCTTGCACCGCTGAGCAGTGCAGTTTAGAAACTAGTTGATGACCGATATGTGCTGAACTAATAGGTCTTCCTGCTACACCAGATGTAAAGTAATGAGAGAAGTTTATTCCCTCCAGGGATAAGCATCCCTTAAATGGGGTTACCTTCCATCCGTTCTTTTCATACTGTAAGTCTGACATAGATATAGCGCCATCCATTTCCGGCGCTGAGTTAATAGCCCTGTCTATCCTGTCCTCATGGTTGCCTAAACACATATGCATCTTAGGCTTATACTGTTTTTCCTTGCGCTTCCTCTTGTTTTGATTGAGCTTCTTGATAGGAGCAAACAGTTTCTCCTGTGCATCAAGGACTGAATTTACATCCTTCTTATATCTCCTTCCCTCAAATCCTTTGGTTCCCTTGTCGTATGATGAGAGGCTAGGCATATCACCAAAGTCTCCCAAACATACGATAATATCTGGCTGCTTCTTTACTATGTAATTACCAAGAGCGGTGAACCGATCATTGTCATACTCAGGTGCAGCATGACAATCAGGTATCACCAATAGATTTTTCTTCCCTTTCATTATCTATCTCCTTCTTTTGAACAACAAATTCAATTGCACACTCTGCGTTTGGTGTCATGGTCTGATCAAACTCTTCTTGGAAGTGTTTAAATACTTCCGGATTTCTATAGAAGTCCTTTACCAGTGTGATCCTTTCTATATTAATTTGAGAAGAGAATTTGATCAATAAGTCTAACACGTTTATTGAGGCTGGAGACCAGCTTTTATCCTTATGGATTGTGAATGTATGTTTATGATCATCGTTCCATCTGCTAGGAAATACTCCTCCTTCGTACATATCCTCATCTGGAACTGTAACTATAAGGAACCCTCCAGGTTTTACAATTCTTATCCAATTGTATATAGCTTCTTGTGGGTTAACGATGTGCTCAAGACAGTGGCTGGAGACTAGAAAATCATATGTATTATCTTTTACTCCATGCATGAATTGAGCGTCACCATCTCCTTTGTCTATATCCCAGGTCTGAGCGGACAACATTAAAGGAAACACCCTTACGTACTGACCAATAGGGTCTGGACCTCCTCCTATATCTATACCTCTGCCTACTAAGTATCTGGTATGGAAAGAGCCATCATTAAACCTCCTCTTAATTGATTTGCTTTGTTCATCCATTTTTATATATCACATATCTCCTTTAGGTCTTGCATTGAATTTAATTTATTTTTATTTATGTAATGGTTTATAACGCCGTACCCAAAATCTTTTCTTGGGGCTTTTTTTAAGACGTGTCCATATTCCCAACCTACTAAAATAGATTCCTCTTTATTATCTATATATTGAGCAAGAACATATATATCTGCAAATGGTTTGTTCTCTTCATGTATCAGATTATATGCTTTTCTGGCAGTCTTTACATCTATAGTTTTGCCATTTGGAGTTGTAAAATCTATTCCTTTATCTCCACTTGGCCTCTCTTCCCAATCTACTTCTAGCCCCGAAAACTCTGCGAAAGCAACCTCACCAGAAAGACCAACCAATTCGTAGTCTTTAGATAGAGGTCTTGAACTAGCATGGGACTTGTGAATATCATGTCTTCTTTGCGCAATTTCTCTAAGGTTCATATTCCACATACCCCGCTAAGGCATTGCTCTTCTGAGTTGTCTTCATAGATAACACCGCGTTTAGCATGAGCTTCTTCGTATGGTACTGAGGTAATAGGTTGCCCTCCTCTTGCTCCATCAGGATACACAGTTAAACCACGCAGTCCATTAGCGTACTTAGCTATAGTGGTTGCGTATTTATTAACAGTATCTTCTCCGTTCAGTTCGCTTCCCCATGCTGGTAAATTAATGGTGCTACTGATAGCGTGATCCACATATTTTTGTAGCTCATATTGAAATTTAATTCTACGCTCTGGATCAGGGGCTAGATCAATAGCAGACTCAATCTTATTAGGATCAATGCCTCCGTCTATCAGTGCTTGGGCCGTACCGTCAACGACAAATTGATGCTTCCATCTTGTTCCATCTGTAAGGTAGCGTCTGCGGTATGCCACGGCGTAGATTGGTTCCACGCCAGAGGTCGTTCCGGCGAGGATGCTAATAGTCCCTGTCGGAGCAATTGCTCTGTAGCCTTTAGGACGCTTGAGAAAAAGTCTGTCGCAATGAGCGTCAGCGGATCGTTTGCTTTCTCGTTCATAAACTTTCATCCATTGTTTAAGTTCGTCAGTCATTTCATATCGTGAGTCACGTTTAAGTAACCACTCATGCATTCCCATAAGACCAAGGCCGATACGACTGTTCTGTCTACGGACCTTGGCTATTTTTTCAAACGGTACTTGAGCTCTGATAAGTCCGCATACCAAGAACTTACTAGCGAGATTAACCACATCGCCAAACTCTTCAATTGTTTCAATGTTTGCCAGATTAACAGAGCCAAGGTTACAGACATCACTATCATCTTCACTCGTAATCTCCGTGCAAGCATTCCTAAGTGTTTCATTTTGTTTATCTCCAAAGTTAAATGAGAACCCGGGTTCTCCTGTCATCATGGCTTGCTTTACATTCTCTATAAATACAGGATTCATCTGATCCTTTAGCCATGCATCGTCATAGTTAAGAGATATGTTCATCATATCTAATGGAGCAGGGAAATTAAAGTCTGCCTTTTTTAATTCGGCAATAGTAGTGTCTCCAACATTAAGGTCATGCCAGTTCTTTGCTTTAAGCAAAGCTGGCGCATCCTCATGCTGCCAGTTCATACTGCCATACAGTGCAGACCTTCGACTACCTCCCTGCATTACGTTTCTACCAACCTCGTTTAAAGTGTATAGCAGAGGAATAGGACCAGAGGCTACTCCACCTGTTCTTTTTAGCCTCCGTCCAGATGGTCTTGCTTTGGATATATCTACGCCTATCCCTCCTCCTGTCATAAGACATGACATTGCTCGTTGCGTAACTCCAGCCCATTCTTCTCTTGAATCCTCCTCAAGTCTTAGAAGGTAGCAGTTGTTGTAGAATCTTGCATCCCTTCCTGCATACCATAGATAGCGACCACCTGGAATAAACTTAAAGTCAGCAATGTGCTGAGCTAACTGATCCCTATCAGTCTTTTCCATCAGGTTGTTCTTGGTTCCATTGAAGTCACCGCATACACTGTTGACTACAGCATGAGCCTTATCACTCCATGTCTCGTATTCAGTGGATGCATATTTATTTTTAAATATGTCTTCACCAAGTTGTGTTTTAAATGTCATTTACTTTATCCAGTTTAATATCATTAATACCTGTACTACCAAAACCTCCTTCGCCTCTTGTGTAACTTACTGCAGTGTCTTCACTAATAACTGGTGCTAAATAATAAGCGAATACCATCTGAGCAATCCTATCCCCTCTTTCAATATCAAATGGAGTAGGTCCTGAGTTAAATAGTAATATCTTTACCTCTCCCCTATAGTCAGGGTCAATAGTTCCAGGAGAATTTAAAACAAATACTCCATGTTTGTTTGCCAATCCGCTACGGGTTCTTATCTGAGCCTCAACACCTACTGGAAGATGTAACTTAAATCCTGTGCGGATAAGTTTTCTATCCAGTGGCCTGATACATTGGCCCTCTGCTGAGTAAATATCATACCCAACAGAGAACTCGGTTGCTTTTTCCGGTGCGGAGTAAGCAATGTCCATCAATTCAACTTCTACTTTGTCGCTTACGCTCATGTATATATTTTTCCTTTAGGTTATTTTCCTTGGCATATTCCATGTACTCCTGCAAAGTACACCCCGCATGGTGTCTGAAACATTCAGCCCAAGAACTAAACTTAGAAGTTCTCTCCTTTGGGTTAGCATAGATATACCTTGCAAGGTAATATATTATTTCGTCCCTAGGCTCTCCCTTAGAACGGTATGTCATCAGCAGCTACCTGGTTGCTAATAGATGCCATCTCTGCTTTAGCAGATGCTGGAACCTCTCGCTTACCTTCCGGCGCTGATCCTTCTACCTCTTTGTATGCATCAGGACTGTTGATCATCTGCAACTGATATCCCTTAATGTCGGTTGTGTATTTTTCTACACCACTCTTGTCAGTATACTTACGATAATCAATTGATCCTTCAACGTACAGGTTTGTACCCTTGGTTACGTAGTTGTCTACTACCTCAGCCTGTTTACCAAAAAAGACTACGTTGTGCCAGTCAGCTTTCTTATACTCTCCGTAACCTGATTCAGTTACCATAGAAACCTGAGCAATCTTGCTGTCGTTCTTGGTAGTACGAATGACTGGGTCCTTCCATACATGACCAAGGATGATTGCCTTATTAATTCCCTTCATTGTTTTCTCCGTGTTTGCTTTTTCGTTTATACAACTTTCCAGATGGTATAACTATAGGCTTATTAAATTTATAAGCGTGTTTAGCCACTGGATTCTTCTTCTTTATTGTGCCTTTCTGGCCAATATTTTTTGACATTTTTCCATACCGTTAAAGATGATTCAAATATAGTCCAATACCTATTGAACTCATCCTTATCCCACTCATGAAATACTACTACTCCAGGATTGTTTGCGCTAATAAATATATTAGCAATTCGTTTAGGTGGCGCAGGCAATGCTCTTTCATAAGCGATCAATTGGTAAGCCATTGATTCGTATGCCAATTGTTTGCCACCAGTATTGAATTCTTTGGTCTTGAAATCAATGACCCATTCATCTGATACCAAATCAATCATACCACCATAACCTTTCTGTATATTACAAACAACCTCTTCCGATCTCCAGTTCTGTTCACCACAGTTTACTTTTAGCAATGCATCTACTGCATGAAAGATGTTAGCGTCATCTCCTGTAGGTTCTAACTCTTTCTTGAAGCAAGACTCTAGCATATCATGTATTCTACTGCCTCTGAAGGATGCTTCTAAAGTTTCCTTCTTGCTCTCTTCGATAACCTTGGCTTTCCATACGTCAGCATCAACAAAACTTCTATCTACTGTAGCAGCAGCCTCAATAGTTTTATTAATTTTCCAGGTATCAAGTCCCGGCTTTGCTAAAATATCTAGGACAGATGTAACTGACGGCATCCATCCATGTTTCCTAGCATCTCTCAGTGTTGTTGCTCTTGTCTTTCCATTCTTTCCTTTAATGAAATGACGAGGCTCGCCTTCTCTGTTATACCAATGCATTAGATACCCCTATATCTATACTCTCCAACCACCCCTTCGCTCCAGTCCCAATTCTCTGAAACCTTTGGCATACCTGCTATCTCTTTCTCCCTCTCATAATACATCACTGAATTAGAGAAGTCTCGGTACATACTATAGTATACATCACCTTCGCATTCTGAAAACATATTCTCAAATGAGATTGCTTCCTTGATTAGTCTATCTTTAGCCTTCTCTACTTGAAGGCTGTCATACTCTTTTTCCTTTTTGTTTTTACTTCTTGGTTTCATTTCTCTTCTCCATTAGTTCGTCGAAACCTTCCGGCGTAGCCCACACAGCGGCCTTCTTATTGCGATCAAAAGCATTGGGGTGGTACAGATATCTGCCAATTCCAAAGAGCACTGCTGCTCGTTTGAGAGCGTCTGAGATGCCTCCCTTTGCGCCTTCGATATTAGAATCATCAGCACCATCTGACTTGGTAATCCATTCACCATCAATCTTAACTGATAACTCACAGATCATACGATCACCAATCCACTGGTACTTGGTCTGCCAGTTAGCAACCCCAACTGTCTCATCAAACCTGTCCATTACATCTCGTGCTGTTATATACGCTAACTCAGCGCCACCTCCACCCTTACGCCAACGAATCTTTGACTCAGGGAACGGTCTCTTCAATGCCATCTCTATCTTATTCATGCTTATCCCTTTCTTTCTTAAGTGAATCTAGATACTCACGGTAATGATCTTCTTCATCATCCTTTTGCATCTCATTTAACCACTCTTCATATTCCTCCTTAAATTGTTCCTCTTCTGTTACTTGCTGCTGTCTCCAACTCATAACTGATTGACCTCCCTACTCATGGTTGTTGGGTTATAGAATCCAGCCTCAATCAAAACAGATTCAACTCTTTCCATATACTCAGCAAACTTCTCGACGCTAAGCCCTGATGTTTGTACTGCTACCTCTACTGCCTCCCCTTCTAGGTTTGTTACTGTGTTAGTCCCCAGGATTTGAACACACATGATGGAGTGCAACTCATTAGCGGTGTACCCGATTTCATTTGCAGCCTCTCTAATAATGTGCCAGTACCTATTGTTCTGGTCAATAGACCTCTGGTTCTTTTTGTTATATGGTCTTATAAGAACTTCATAAGGTTCCTTGGAACTATTCTTTAGTTCTTTTATGTAATCAACACATCTATTCTTCTGATGTATATCATATAACTTGAACCGTTGAGTTTTCATTTATCCCTCCATTCTATTATACCATACTCAAATGCCCTGCCTATTGTCTGTAAGCACCATCTCATCTGAGTTTCTTTATCAATCGTACCATTGTGGCAATCAGCATGGCAATTATAACATACCGGTAATGTGAAATAGTCTGGAACTTTCTTCCCCATTCCCGCACCAAGAGCCTGGACTCTAAGATGGTGAGCCTGTGAATCTTGTCCACAGTATATACATGGTTGTTCCGCTACCCACTGAAGGTACTTCTTGTTCTTCACTTCACTCTCCGGTATGGATTAAATACTCTTTGTAATTCTAACTCCCATTCTTCTATCATAGGTATTATATTATTAAAGTAATTATATTTAATATGTCTATAAAACATATTTCTTTCATTCTTTATATATATACCTCTTGCTCTATCGGACATAGATTTTCTGCCAAGACCAAAGCATAAGTCACACTTGTATAGTTTATCCATTATTATAACCTCTTTTCTTCCATTGCACTTAGGACATATGGATGGATTGGTCATCTCATCTAATGCTAAACCTACTGTATTAAATATATCTTCTGGTGTTATTGATTTATGCCATTCAAGTTTCATTGCATTATCAAACAACGGCCTCAATAATTTGTTGCGCCATTTCTTTTCAAGACAATACTTGTACCTACCGTAAGATGCTGCTATGTCGCTTGCTCTTGATAGAGTTGCCGCAATATCCTCCCAAGGTGGGCCACCTCTAGGCTCAAGAACAGAGCTAGATTTAATTGTTAAATATTTAAGTGCTTCCAAACCCGACATCAAATATATCCCTATAGATTACTTTGTTTGGTTTCCTGCTACCCATTATTTCTCCAGTTTCGTAATAGTTTTTATATGATTCGCATGCGAGCCTGCTCTCAGCACACCTTTTGTATTCAACACAAGGAATACAGGGAGCATCTTCACTTGCTATCGCTCTTGCTAGACTAAAGTATTCACGCTTCATTTGTTTTCAAAATATATTGTAAGACATGATTGGTTCCTGATATAAAACTCCTAGCCTCTGCAAGATTATCTTTGCTATAAGTTGCAAGCAATTCCATTTCTCGGCTATTCTTTTTCTTTCCCCAAACTTCAAAGCCCAGCGTTTGTTCCATGATCTCTTCTTCATTCATTTTAATTTCTCCCTAAAATCCTTAGCCCTAAAGACTATAAGTGTATCATCAAACGATGCGCCGTTTTCTTTTATGAAAACTACAGGCACTTTACCATCCTTGGATGATGCTACCGCTTGCTCCATTGCCTCCTTGATCCATCCAGGTATTGACTTACGATACTTACATTCAATAGATAGACGATCACTCGTAACATCTGGCGCACTACCTCTTGACCTACCTGTGATTGGAACCCTATTAGATTTATCTCCTAACTCAGTAAGGAATTCACCTACCCAGCGCTCAAACTTTTTCCATGTCTTATCCATTTAATACTATTGGTGGAACTTCTCTTGCAGCATTGTATGGCAAATGATATGTTCCAGTTCTCCAGTTATAAGTTAATTCTCCAACACCTATCTTACCATCCTGCTTGAACCTAACCTTTTGGACATGAATCTCAATGATACTACCTCCCTCAGTAGATAGGTCCCGCCATACGGTGATACAGTTATCAGACTTATCCCTCCATCTAGCAGAGCCACTGATATCATATGGAGTTGGGATAGGAATCTTTCCATTCTTATCACGATATAACTTGGCAGGATGTGCAACAATCCACAAATGTATACCATACTTTCTAGCAAATTGACGCACCCTCTTTAGTGCCACAGAAATATATTCTGTCTCAGACTGACCATCTCTACGCAAGTGTTCAAGCTCATTCCACGGGTCAATAACAAGACCACGGATACCCTTTGTAAGCACCAACCTTTTTGCAGCATCTAGAATAACATCAATAGACCACTCCTTATCATCGTCAGGCAGAATCCAAGTGAAGTGTTTGGTCAGCCACTCCTTGCCATCCTCCAGTTCTTCTCTTGTCATACATGGAGTAGGTCCATCGAAGAAAGGATGACCAACATATTTCTCTAGCACCCTAGCCATATGATCTTCAAGTGGTTGATTTTCTGGAGAAAATATAGCGAAGTTCCATCCATGATTCTTTGCTATGTTCACCATCATTGCATCTAACCAATTTGATTTACCACTACTGGGTATACCTGTTACTACTGTGAACGCGCCTGGTCTTACTAAATAGTATGGGTCGACAGTCTCCCAACCTGTGCTTACGCCCTTCTCAATATCTCCCTCATAGAGCCTGTCTATCGAATCAGATAGATTGGTAGCATCATAAGTACCCATGATTGGATATGGTTTAGCGTGTTCAATGCACTCAGACAATACAGTCTTGCCATACTTAACCAAAACATCATTGGCATCTTTACATCCTTCAGGCCACACTACTCTATAACATCTATCCTTGCCTAGTCTGCGGGATAATTCATTCTCTAGTTTTGCTCCAGGTTCGTCATTATCAACAGCAATAATAAACCTAGAAACATTACTAAACTTCTCTGAGTGTAGCCACGGATCATTCAAGTAATCAAACTTAGAGGAGTAATCAGAACTATTAACTGGTGGCGCACCATCTGGAACACTCACACAAGTTCTAATCCCCGCCTCCCATAATGACAACTTATCTATCTCTCCCTCAACAATAACACAATGTATATCTTTGCCTTCAATGTCATCAATGCCATAGAATCCACGCTGTGCTCCAGCCTCTAAACGAAAGTTCTTCTTCCCATCCCTATACTTTACGTTGATTAACTCACCGTTCTTATAGTATGGAAAAGCAATAGAGTTAGACAGCGCCTCTATCTGTGGCATATAAACCTTGCGCTCATTGATCTTGTTCTCCTCTAGAGTTGTCTCGCTTACACCTCTATCAGCAAACCATTTAACAACTTCAGGACTAAGCGCAGTAACAGGTAGTGGCTCAGGCTTGGTGAACTTAGGCTTCCTCCAATGCAGTGATACATTATTTCCATTGGTTCCATTGCTAAGTGTTCCCGCCCAACCACAGTGATGGCATAACCACACACCTTCATCTATATTTACAGATAGACAAGGTGCTTTCTTCTTCCTACGTTGAGAAGAACATTCTGGACATTGTGTATTTACCTGACCAGCTGTGCTACGAGCCGGTATCTTTATACCAAAATCACTAAATGTTTTCATTCTTTTTCCTGTCTTTTAACCATTGAATTACTGCTTCTTCAAGTTCTTCTTTGGTATGGAATTCTCTATCATCTACATATCTATATGTTATGTTATCTGATATCATAAACTTCCATCTCTTACTATCAGCAGTACGATTTCTCTCTATCCTATGGGTTTCCCCATCTATTCTACCAAACATAAATGCTGATCCCTTTCCCCATTTAATGAGCATCTTCTGGCCGATCTAACCCAGGTGGTGTTAACTCAGGAACTCTGCCTAACCTTTCCTTAGCATCCATCATTTCTCTATGAGCAATTATAACAGACACTATTGCGTTGGCTTCATCCCAAGTAAGATGATACGGAAGATAGTCCTCATCGTCACCAAAGTATAACAACGAATCTTCAGATATATCATCTTTATTAAAGCATAACAACAAACCTTCAGATAGATCATCTTTATTAAAGTATTCTACTTTTAAAGTCATTTAATTTCTCCTATATATATTATAGCATACTCACATTACATAACCGAAAGGATTATTATCCGTGCTATCCATTATATCACAGCACTGAATCAAATCGAACCCTCTCATTCTTAAACGTGTCATA